GTGTATCCTGTTTCGCCTTCGTTCCCCATGTATTGGTAGTTACCGCTTACAAGACCGTCTATTTCTCCTTCGCTTAGCAAGTCTGCGGTTTCAGCGTAAGAACGAGAAGTTACATAGTCATAGTCAGGGGCTGTACCCACCCTTACAGCGGAAACATCAGTTACGACTGGGCGTCCTTGTTTTTGTTTTTTCTTTTTTCCCATATTTTCCTTAGTCGTTCGGTGTTGATCCCCATTTCGATACACGATTAGCCAAGAGGCCTCCTGCATTAGGAATATTATAAAGAAGGCCGTACTTGGTCTGCCCCCATGTATCTTTCGGGAGCACCTCAGCCGGAGAATTTACAGTATCTACGGCGGATTGAATAACATGGCTTCCTATTACTAAGCGACCGTAACCAACAAACACCGGTCCCCCTTCTCTTATTGTGTTTTGAGGACCCCCTAAAAGATAAGCCTTTCCTCCTCCTTGTTCTATTTCCCTAAAGTCTCCAAACTTGGGCATTTCTGTTAAAAGGTTAGTGACACCCGCTGCCACAAGTCCTATGCCACCTAAAACATAAGCGGCCTGCATTCCGGAACTAAGTGATGCTCCTAGCCCGAAGGCTCCTACCCCTGTCGCTATTAAGACTATCCCTAGGATTATAGTAAAAATGTCCATGATCTCTGAACCTTCCAGTACCGGAACTATGTCTATTCTTTCTATTTTTTTTGTTTTCATTACGAGTTCCGAAGCAGCCAACCCTTCCGCAGTATTAGGGTCCTTTCCCTCTTCGGTCGCAAAATCTTGTTCGTTTATCAGTACCCGATATTTAATATTTTTCCTATCGTTTTCGAGAAGTTGTGAGTAAAATGTCTTTGCGTTACATTGGATTCCTCTCACTGCATCTCCAACGCTGTTGACAGCGAGGTTCCAGTCGGACTGCCCCATTTGCTCTCCCAAAATGCCATGAAGCTTTATGTTAACTAGTTTATTCATATTTCTTATGTCTATATATTTTATACATTCTCTTCTTGTAAATAGAACTTAAATCTTCGATACAGGGGTATTTGTTACGAGCGTGGTGAATCATGGTTCCGTTTCCCAAGTAAACGGATACATGGTTGGGCCCCCCTCCTTTTATGAATTCAAACACTAATACGTCGTGTTTTTTTAGTTGTGACGAAGGGTCCAGTTCTATTCCGATATTTTTTTTATTAAGCTGGAAAAGTCGGGCGATTAAATAGGGATCTTTTTTATACCAATCGTTTCCTAAAGTGTTTTCTCCCTCGAGTTTTATTCCTAGGTTCGCATAGTACTCTTTCACTATACTGTAGCAATCTGATTTGCCTATTTCAAACAGGCGGTTATAAAGGAAAGTTTTGTTCTTCTTGTAATCAAAAAAAGAGAAAGTGTCCTTGTTGGTGTTATATAATATATAATTAATTTGGTGAATGCGACTGTTATTCATGTCGTTCACCGAGAATTCTTCGTTTGCGGAGTTGTGGGAATGGTAGGTAGCCACAATTTTACCGTTACGTGAAGCACGTAAGTAGTCTGATGGGTTTATAGAAAAATGAGCAGTAGGTTTTTCTGAACTATTCCTGCATGGAAATGAAGTTGGGGCGTTATCTTGATCCACTATTAACCCACAACACTCGTTAGGTTTTTCGCGAAAGGCGTGATCCTTTATTCTTTCTTTAATTAACGGGGAAAGTTTCATTATCCTTGACCCACTTTTCTAGCGGCAGGAAAACCTCCAAAAGGAAGTTTGCCCCGAGTTATAGCACAACTTTGCTCGCCATTTTTATTATTTTCGACGCCCCCCTGAGAGTAAAGACCCCATCTTAATCGACATCCCGTAAGGGTTTTAGAACATTCATCCGCGACCCAGTAGTCGGTGTTAGGAGGGGGATTTTTTTTGTTTTCGGCCTTTGTAATATCACGTCTCGCAACATAGTAATATTTAATGTCGTCTTTATATAAAAAAACAGACACTCCTTTATAGTAGGCGTAATAATTCTCATCGCCTTCCCCTCCATTAGTAACAACTTTCTTCTCGGTATTAGCGTCGACGCTCCACAGGGAAAGCCCCCCCTGAAGGGAGCCTCCTATAATTTCTGTTATTTTTTCATCATTATCGTCCGCCACAGGAGGAGCTACGGTGGGGAGACCTACTCCTGTACCGCTATTTTCTTTAAGTTTTCCAATGGTCTTTGCCGTGGGAAGCTTTTTAAGTCCGGCTTTTCTCAAAACGGGAACGTTTTGTCCGTCGTCGTATTCCCCTGTGACAGGGTCCCTAGTCGGATTGATTTCAGGTTTATCAGCGTGTTGATACCAGCATCCGCAGCCTCGGTATTGCCACATGCATTTATCAGAGACAATCATCCGTTTGGGAAGCTTTATGCCTTCTAGATCGAAAATTGAAGAAAGTTGGTACTTTAGAGTACTTTTATTTTCTGCTATTTTTCTTTCTATATAATAAACCTCGGTAGGAAGTTCTGCGTACGGGTCCGGTTCGTATCCTACTGGTAACTGTTGTCCGATTGAGGGTTTATCACGGAATTGTCGCGGAACGAAGTTCCTCATATCCAAATATTTGGCGAAGGTTCGTCTTCTTGTAACTTTAGCGCCAATTATATCCCCAAATTTTCTAATTTCGTGTTTAAGTAGAGCTAGTTGGTCTGATCCTGTTTCGGATTGACTGGAGATTGATAGGGTTGGTTGGGGGAGGGTTCCCTTACTACTCGTTTCAAATCCTTCGGTTAGGATAGGGGCTGGATAATAGGTGTTATTTTGCCAAAGCACATAGGAGTTGATGATTTTTATATTGTTATGGAATCTTAAGACGGAATCTTTAAGGTTTTTATTGAGGCCTATTTCTTTAGCTTGAGAGCTTAGGTTTTCGATGTGTCGAGTGGTTAGTAATTGTTGCAAGTCTATCTCTACCAAGGTAATTAAAGCTGATGGAGTAAGATTAGTTAGTTCAAAATTAAGAGATTTAATTGAACTTTCAGCAATCGCTTTAGTCGGAGGATCTAGTTGTCCATTGATATAGGGCATTTTTAATTATTCTTTTCTAAGAAGGTGGCTTTCACTGTATAGTTATCAAAAAAAGTAAAAGTACTGTTAAAACTAGAACACACAAAGAGTTTCCTGAAACCTACGTCTGCATATATAGGAGGCAGGTGTTTTATCCCAAAAGATTCAGCCCCTCTTCTTGCCCGTAAAAATTGGATAATGGCCCTTGCTTCTTTTTCGGTTCTCATTTCAAATGTTGCGGAGAAGTTAATCAATCCGTTATAGATACCATCTTGAGTACGTTGTTCGTATCCGTTTCCAAAAGCAACCGTAATGACTCGTGGAGCGTGTTCTACCGTTGCGTTATAGGAGGGTTTCCATAAGAATTGAGGTCTAACGGTACGCCCCCCAGCTCGAGCGTTACCTCCCCAAAATTCATTATTTAATTTCGGCCTTCCGGAGGAAGTAAAGGGAGATTCACCGGTAGAGGTTTTTAGGGCGTAGTAATAGTTTATTTCTTTGGGGATTCCTCTAGTGCTAGTGCCTCCCCCAATATAGATCGGAGACTGTACGATATCGTTTTTGTTATACTCTACCGTAGTGCTAAACTCGTCGATTTTATAAATACTATTTATAGCCATTTTCCCTTAAACCTTTATTTATTATATTACACGCAAAAAGTAGTGTAAAATAAAGATAAGGTAATGTTAGGAAGAATCAGGAGAGATGCGGAAAGTATCACCATTAACGGGAGTGGGATACAAGGGGTTCAGTCTATATCCGCCAACTATTCCTCCGTTGCTCAACCCCTTAGGAATTTGGGTATAAATAGTATAAAATATGCCCCTGAAGGCCCTCAAACAGCAACTTTGGATGTAAGCAATCTCCTCATTAATACTCTTTCTCCCGCGGCTCCAGCTACCTCTACCGAATTAATGCAAAACTTCACTGGTGACATCGCTTTTAGTGGCGTAGTTAACCACGGAACCAAAAATTTTATTTTTACAGAGGGTTACATGGAAACTTATTCAGTAAGCTGTGCCATAGGGGAAATTCCCAGTGTTTCTACCAGTTCTGTAATTTATGGGGAATTCGGGACGGGAACGTTGGCTAATGTGCCGACAGATAGCTACCCAAGCGTCGTAAATATTCCCAGTTATAGCTCTATGGAGATCAATTTAGATACTTTCAACACTAATCGCGTTAGTTCTTTCAATGTGGCCATAGCTACCCCTCGACTACCTTTGTATGCCGTGGGCAACGACGTACCTACAGGGGTTATAGCTGGAACTCCCGTGGAAGTTAATGTTAATTTTACTATTGAGCCTGATGACTATGAAATAAAAAACATGAGATTTGTTCCGGATCAGACAGTTTTTGAGAACACGGTAATAACTTTGAAAAAAAACAACTCTGATGCTACATTATTAACATATTCTTTTAATGACATGCTTTTAACGTCAGAATCTTTTCAAGGGGGTGTAGATTCCAACGCCCAAGTTAATTTTAATTTAAGATCATTCATTTTGAGGTAAAAATGTGTAATACTTGTAAATAAAAGGTTATGGCAACGGTATTTTACGATAAGGCAGCGGTAAGCGTCGATTTTAACGGCGCTGGTGAAACTCTTTTAGCTTCTGATTTTACTGTCAATTATTCAACTTCGGCGCAACCTTTGTACGCGATAGGCAACAAAGGTGCTTTGGGTCAGTTTCCGTCGTCGGCGCGGGTTGGAGATGTTTCTTTTAATTTTATTACCTCTCTAACTGGTCAGAATTATGGTCAAAAGGGAAACATTATTAACTTTTTAGCTAGCGGGATAAAACATTCCGTGGGGTCAACGGCTTCCGGAGTTACAATTAGCGGAGCAGGGGTTAAGGGAATCGGATTTTTGAATTCTTACAGCTTTAACGTGGCCAGTAATTCCGTCTCCACTTCTAGCGCGAGTTTTACTTTTTTTGGTCACGATAATGAGCTTCCGATGAGTGGAAGATTAGCTGATTCTACCGCTACCGTGGGGCTCGGTACTACCTCCGGTGGTTCTTTGGCAACCGGAATAGCTCACGGTAGGTATACGCCTCTAACGACCTTAAAGACTACAATAAATCCCGGAGGGGGCGACGCGCAAGTTGGAACAGTTTTTGGTGCTGACTACTCAATTTCTCTTAATCATAATCCAATTTATAAAGTGGGGCAGGAGTTTCCTACTACCTCTCTTTATACCACCGCTCAGGAATCTATCAATGTAACAGAAGATATTTTCCAATCTGGGTTGGCGTTTGACGAAACTGCAAGTGATTATACCATTGATCTGCATGGTCTCGACAACGCCTCCACCAATGATAAAATGCAATTAAAAATGATCTCTGGTAAACAGGTCTCTACTTCGATGAGCGCAGGTTTGGACGATATAGTAAGAAGCCAAAAAACTTTAACCGCCTCATATTAATGTGTTCTATACTGCCAATAACGCCAAACTTAAAATTGATGGAAATGAAATCATTGCCGCCAACGCTTCTATATCGCTAAGCGCGTCTCTTCAACCCAAGTATGATTATGACCAACGAAACACTAGGGATTTTGTCGCTAACAAGGGCATAGGTGGAACCTTAAGCTTTAGTTACTACTTGACGGGAGAAGATTATTTTAAACAATTTATTAGCGGTCAAGGGGAGCCGGTAGGAGTTCAGGCAGCGGGCTCTGTAACTTATGGGAATCCTATTTCCGGAAACTTTGGGGGACTTAATTTTGAAAGTGGTTACTTAAGTTCTTATTCCGTTAACTTTTCACCTAACGCGCCGGTTGTAGCCAACGCAACCGTTTCTTTCTTTGATGACTTAAGTACTCATAGTGATTTCACCCCCACAGAAACGGCTGCTCCTGATATTGATACCGTTTTAAATTGTCGTAATGCTAGGGTTATCACCGGAAATCATGGTTGGGATCCAGAAAGTCAGACGGAGAATATAGATAATTTTATAGCTGGGACTTACAACTATGCGATAGAAATAAACCCGGTTTACTTAATGGGTGAAACAAAACCCAGCGCTGTAAGTTACGGGGTTCAAAGCGTGAACATGAATTTTGAGCTGGACAACCCAACGGGATTTTTGCCGTTCAGTGGGTGCGATGCTATGGTATCTGTTCAAATGAAAAGTAGGATAACTGACGTCTATAACGCGGAAACTTTTACCTGTTCCGGAATCATTAATCAACGGAGTTTAGCCTCCTCTCCAAACGATTATATCAAGCATACAATAAATATAACCGAAAATGACGTCTCAGAATTTAACACAGCTCCAAAAAAGGTGATAGACAACGCAGGAGGGTCGGTGGGTATAGGAAGCTCATAAACAGGATGATAAATTAAAATGCCAGCAACTTTTTATCCAAAGAAGAGATTTCAAATTAGTGGAGAGAACGTTAATTTTATTCCGGAAATATCATTTGGTGGTGACCCCGTAGAGAACTTGGTTTACGATGGAACTACGGGAATTTCAGGGGTAGTCCCACCCGGTGCCGTAACGGCGGATCTTTTGATAAATAACGGGCTCGGGTTGGCTCCGTACGGGGTGTTGCAGGTTGTTTTAGACTCAGAGAGTCAGGTAGTGGGTGGTTATCTGGAAGACGATACCGTTAGCGGAAAAGCTGGGGAATTAATCAATATTACTGGAGAAAACTTTTACCACATTACAGATGTGAAGTTCGGGGAAACGGAAAGTACCTTTACTGTAGATTCAGATACAGAAATAAACGTTATCGTTCCAACCAATGCTGGTTACGGGGGGATAACGGTTTTTTCTTCCGAAAGAACGGGGCTAGCGGGAAGCATAACGGAAGCTAGTGGTATTTCTCCTAATTCTTTTGTTCCTATCGCGAACGTAACAGGGCTAAGTTCTGGAACTTTGTCATCGGGAGAGACCCTAACTATACAGGGAGAGTCTTTAAGCGCGGTGACGGGCGTCTCCTTTCCTCGAATGGAATCTCATCCGGCCGCTATTTCAGTTTCTGACGTCACTTCTACGTCATTGAATCTTATAATTCCCAGCGGTAGGGTTCAGGGGGCTCCTACAATGCATATGAGAAGCGGCATAAGTACAGAAGCTCTTTCTACGATTTCCTTTTCTCAAGCGGCTCAAATCAAGTCTAATATTAATTATACCGGACATACAGGGGCAAATCTGAATGTTTATGGTTGGGATTTTACCACCGGAACCCTTCACCCTATAGGGGAAATACCGGGCTCTTCTCCGAGTAGGAGCGGTTATTTGGTTCGAATAGGAGAAGAAACAGGCATGTTTGACTTGGATCCCGCTTACGTGTCTAACGTTTTTGTGGGGTTGCAGCGTTTGTCCGGCGTGATCCCTTCTGGGATACCGGTTGAGGTGAATAGCGGTGTGGTGGGGGTCGGTACTAATATAAGCTCTCTCATAAAAAGGATACCCATAAGTATTTACAGCGATAACTATCCCACCACGTACCAAAGCACAGGATCGTTTAGACCTGTTCCGGATTCCCCCACTATACTTTCTGTTACGCCCTCGTCAGGTATATCGGGAGACGCGGTAGTTATTGAAGGAACAGATTTATACAATATAACCGGGGTACTTTTTACCGGTTACCCTAGCGCTGGTAATGTAGGTTTGGGTCAAAATTTACCTATTTTGGAAGTTAGTCACGTTTCCTCTTTAGGGAACCAGATTGAGGTTAGTGTGCCGGACGACGTAGAAGTCTCTATTCCCGAAACTAATTATGGTATTATTGCGTCTGGAGCTTTCGGAGAGGCCTCGTTTGGTTTGGTTTCTGACATCCCTACGGGTTTTGTAGCGCTGGGAAAACCTAAAATAAACGAGGGTTACCCTCAGCCTGACGGGGTAGGGGTAGAAGAATTAGTGTTACCTAATAGTACTGGGATTATAGAAGGGAGCGGTATTTATTCCGGAACCAGCGTGCTCTTATACAAGGGTAGCGTTGCTAATGAAGCTAACCTACTGGGAGAACTGCCTTCCAGTGGTTACAGTACGACAGGGGGAAATAATGTAGTGGAGTTTACTTATCCTAATGCTTTTGATTTTTTACCACCAGACTTTAAAATAAGGCTAAAAAACGATAGGAGCTATTCGCTTAATTCCAAAACGATTCAAGCTTTCAGAAGGCCGATTATCAGCGGGTTCACTCCATTAAGCGGTGTCTATGGGGATAACATTACGTTGACGGGATATTTCGGTACTCCCGGAACCGGGCCGGGCGAGGTGGAGGGACCAATAGTTCCCAGTGGGGTGAGCGTTGGCCAAGTGAAGGTTTCCGAAGGTGATTTTAATCTTCTTAGCGAAAATCTTATTATATTTAAGATCCCCGATAATGCCGCCAGTAATATAGTTAACGTCGTAACCAGTGGGGGCAGCTCCTCAAGCAACCAAGTGTTAACAGTTTTTCCTCCGAAGCCTTATATTAGCGGATATTACCCCGGCGAAGGAGACAAGCCTTATATTACGGGAGTAGGTAATACGGGTTTTGCGGAAGATCAAGTATTTGGAAAGGGGAACCTTATGACAATCACTGGTTCAAGGATGAATCTCCTTACAGGAGTTTTGTTTTCGGGAACGGATGGCACTATTGGGGTTAATTCATTTGTTCAGAAGAGTAATTCCAAAGCGGTTGTCCATATTCCTACAAATATCAACCCTGAAAGCGGACATTTTATACTAAAAGATTTCGAAAACAGATCTAACGATAATGCTGTTTCCAGCGTGTATGCAAACAAGTTTCCGGTTCCATTGAATATCGCCACCGTATCGGGCCTTTCGGGTCTGTTGTTGCCTGATCCTACAACTCAGTCTACCTTGCAGCGTTTTGGATTGAGTGGACAAAATATTTCGGGGTTGGTCCCAAGTTTCCCGACTCCTACTGGAGACTTTACAAATCTGGAAACGCAGGGTTTCAGTAACCCTGTCACTTATTACGTTGACTCTAATGGAGTAGAGACTCTTACAGCAAAGGTTCCGAGGGGGATAACAAATGGATCGGTACGTCTTTCGGGATTAGGAAACTCCTTTGTTTTAGATACTAGTGAATCCTTTCTTCCCTTGGCTGCAGCGAGTACCATAACTCCGGGGCTTCCGAATCTGACGCTAGCAACTGGAACCAACATGCTTATAACCGGTTACAACTCTTACAATAGCACGGCTCAAAGCGGGTCTCGGTTGGTGGGTATTACTGGCACAGGCAATAAGGATAATACGGCTCAAGTTTATTTTTACCCAATAAACACCTACAGTTCGGGGTTAATGGGTAGTACCTCTATATGTAAGGATTCCATTACTTTTCAGCTAGATAGTGGCTTTATTGGGACAGGACGCTTCTTTATCGTAAACCCGTGGGAAGACTTTGGTGACATCGAGAGTGAGTTTCCCGATTCTTTAAGCGCTTCCGGCGACACCTTGAATAATCAAATAGCTTCTTATCCTTTTGAGTACGTTCTTCAGGGGACTAGGGTTGATGTTACGGGTTACACTCCAGCGAGGGGAGTCACGGGGGATAACGTTACCATATCGGGAGAAGGTTTTACTCCTGTTACTGGAGTATTCTTCAAAATTCCTAACGGTCCTCTTTTGGAGGCCGACTTTACATTAAACTCGGACACTCAAATAACCGCGACGATTCCCCCAGAGGGGATAGAAGCTCGGGGTATGACTGATATTATTATTTCTGGAGGGACTAATGATACGGTAGCGGATTTTGAAGTATTGTTGGACGCATCTACGGTTAAGTTTAACATTTTGTCAGAAGGAGATGTTCCTGTTGATATTACTCGAACTTCTCAATTCTCGATCGAAGAAACGCACGATGGGGTCATCTATATCGTCACTAAAACCCGATACCCCGACGGAACAACCGCGATTACAAGTAGTGTTCCCAAACTCTAAAGGTCGGCTTCTCCTATATCTATGAAATAAAGTAGCCTCAGTAACTTTTCCCTTCCCACTTTTTCGTCTATGAGCCGTATAGGCAGTTCCATGTTAAGATTGGGGTTAGGAGTGGTTAGCCAGTCACCTACATAGTCATCGTCCATTACCGAACAACACTCATTAACGAGATTTACGAATTCGATTAAGTTTTCCTTTTTAATTTCCATACTGGGTATATTTAGCGTTGAAGGGGATAGATATCCTGAGAGAGTCGGTAGGGTTAGGGTCGACATAGTGGGTGAGCCAAGAAGGAAAGATAACTATTTTTCCCTCCTTTATTTTATAAGTAAATAAACTGGTATCATAAGGATTGTCTGAACGGTACCAGTTTTCATTTTCCTTACTCTGGGGGTTAGGGGATGAGAATCTATGTTGCGAGCGAGGGTCTAAAAAATGAACAAGCCCAGAGTTTTCGGGGAAGCTTGCATAATAACAGCCTGAATAATCGTTTCCCGGATGGATGTGAGGAGGGTTGAAGTTTCCTTTCTGATTGACGTTTAGCCATGGGTCGAACCGCTCCCATTCTCCCTCATCCCAATCGTGAATTTTTTCTACCTTTTTTAGAAGCTTAAAAGTTTGAGTTTTAAAGAAAGAAAAAAGACTTTTTTCTTCGTCAAAATTTAATTCATCTCCCCCGTAAGAACTTAGAGAAGGGTTCCCCGATTGTTGGATGTGCTCTTGAGCTTTAGGGGAAGAGATAAACTCCATAACTTGGGGTTTAAACTGCTCATGGTATGGGAAATCGAATTCCCACACGTCAGTGATAAAGAGGTCGTGCTTTATCGTTCCCTGCTCTTTCTCCATTCGTCGTATTGTCTTCGGCGTTCGTTTTGGTCAATGTCCGACTTAATTTGATGTTGTCCAGACTGAAGGGACTCCATTCTTTTTAAAAGGTAATCTCTCTTTTCCCCTTCTTCCATTCTACTCAAGTATTCTAACCCCTTTTCAATAATTCTTGGGTCTACTTGAGACCTCCGAGAGGGAACGGTTACGACCTGCGCCTTAATAGAAGGGGAGCTTTTCTTTTCTTCTTTTTTAACTTCTTTTTTATCGCGCGAGTAACGGCTTGAGGAAGAGGTCTTTTTAACGACAGGTGCTTTTGTCACAATAGTCGGAAGACCGTTAGTTTCAAAGCTTAGGAGTTTGTTGTTACCGTTAGTTTCTATGAGGACAGAATCTTCAAGCACCTTCTTAAGTTCTATATTGTATTGTTTTTCGTTTATTCCGAGAGAGACAAATTTATCGGACTCTCCAGCTTTCCTAAGTACGAGATGAACCTTATTAGTACCCTTCCATCGAGTGATTCCGGTAAGAAAGACGTTCGGAGCTAAAATTCCGCTGACGGGAGGTAATATTGCAATTGGTTTTTCGCTTGTCAATTCGAAAGCATTTCTTTTGGCTATGCTTGAGTATGTATTATCGGCCCCATGAAGAGACACCGCAAAAAGGAAAAAGATTACAAGGTTTTTCATATACATCTTTACACTTTAAGATCAATTCCCTCGTCCCTTTCTACATTTAAGGAGTAGGCGGTGTTAATTGGGGTGGCGTTCCCTGCCGTTCCTGCTGGTTTTATATCGTTAATTAAATATCGAGGCCCAGCCCTTAAGTCGAACATTATTCGGTCGTATCGAACTCCAAAATACCTAAGCATTCTTTCTGTATGATCCTTGTGTTTAGCGTCTCTTGCCGTAGTCAGCACGACGGTGTCCTCCTCGGGCAACTCTTTAAGAAAGCTGACGCTTTTTTCAATTGGGGTTTCGAGTGTATGGCTGTCTTCTCCTAGAGATCTTATGGCGCTATCTATATCCTTGTTGTAGAGGTGTTTAACGATGGTTCCGTCAATATCGATGAACCAAGTCTTGTTGAGGGATTCTTCTGCTATCATAAATCTTTGTAAAGCTCCAAGCATTTTGGGTCTTTTTTAAGTCGTCCCGATTTTTTGTATGCTTCCTTGCGGAGTTCGAGAGGTAGGCTATGTTTGTTTCTTGCCCAGTTGGTTATTTTTTGAAAACAGTTTTCTACTCGAACAAAAAATCTATATTTAAAAGAGTGTTTTCGATAGTCGTCGAATATTTCTTGTTCTGTATCCCACATTTTCTGGACTTCTTCTGATTCTTTCTTGGTGGATTCTAGACGAAAGCTAACAAGTTCTTTTTTATCTACTTTTCCGTTCTTAAAGCTGAATTCGCATTCTATCCAGTACTCGTCTTGATCTTTGTTTGTTACGCGGTCGTGAAAGCGAATAGTGGTATTCCTTTTTACTTTCTCCCACTCTTCGAAGGGGCGAGCTTCCTTTTTCTTTTTGTAAAGATATTGACGGTGGACTTTATAAAGGTCCATTAGATTGTCTAGGTCTTTCGTTTGGAAGCGGTGGCTTTTAACCAACAGCTTCTCGTTCTCTTTGTCTAGTAGACTCCGAAGATACCCCTTCGGCACCATTATCTCGTCGAACATTCCCATTT